TGGCAACAACACTCTCTACGCCGGTAAGTGGTATTCACCTGGGGACATAGACGCCACAATTTCTGGAGCTGGTTTTGGAGCTGGTTCAGGTGGGGGATGGGGCGGAGGCGGCGGTGGAGGCGGCGGTGGAGGCGGAGAAACAGTTGGTAGTAACATCAAATGGTCTGAAGGATACACAGTAGATAATGCGCCGGATTGGTGGCGCGGTCTTGTTCCGAGTACCTATGACGCCAACAGCGAATACGTTGCTCTTTACAATGCTATGATCCCGTTCATGTCGCCCGAAGACCAGCGTGCCGCGGGTAAATATCTGTTCGGTGTTATCCCAAAGGAAACCGTCGAGCCGTGGGGTACTTACAATCCAGAATCCATGAGCGGAATCAATCCGCCTGTGAATATCACCACAGAACTGACAGAGCAATTCACCACATCAGACAGAGCCAAGTCCGCTTTGGACACGCTCACCAAGTTGGTACAGGTGAGTGGGCGCGACGAAGCCAAGATGGGTGAGGGGTACACATTTCTGCGAAACCTGCTTGCCACCATTGAAGATTATGGTGGTGGTGCTGTTGGTGGCGGTGAGCGTCAAACTCGCGCACAGTATCAGCAAATGCAGTCGGCGGTTGATCCGTTGCTGTCGCAGGCATCAAGCGGTGCGTTATCGCCGTTCAAAGCCATGGCATCGCAGTTAGCAAACCCGTTCTTCTCGGCTGGTAATGTCGTGCCTATTGCGAAGAGCCAATCAGGTCGTTACGTATTCGGTAATCCGAACCCTGAATTTTACGGTTAAAGGAACCGTTCCTTATGGAACCTAAGTTTTGGAAAACTACAACTTTTTCCGAGTTCATTAAGCGTGTGAAGAACACCAGCGGAAGCACACCTTCTGCGCCTACTCCTACCGCCATGCCTAAGCAGTTGGCACCAGCCAATGTAGTAAACAGCATGATGGCGGAACGGGTGCAGAAGTTTCCGTCGCCCGCAACTCCGCAGGTTTCTAATAAGCCATGGCTTCCCAAGAAAACCCCTGATGCTGTTGTCAACGTAGCCAAAGCCAAACAGAACCTTGCATTTCCTACCGAAAGGTATGTGAAATATGTAACGTCGTGGAACGCACAGGCATCCAAGATAAATGAAGCGGTGCAACAGCATCCAGAAATAGCACCAGAGAGTAATTGGATATATCCTACTCTTGCGCCAGACGTAAGAGAAAACGTATTTCTATTCTACGACGCTGAAAACAATCAGATAACCTCAAAGGAAACCGATAACCCTTATTACCTTGATGACTTAGGTAACCTTACTACCAATCCTGGGTCTGGCGTGAAGCCGTATCGGGAAGCGTTGTTCTCTGAAAAGTTATTCCAGAAATACTCAAAAGACATGGCATCTATGCGGTCATCCGTAGAAGATACTGTTCGCAATATAGAGAACCCTGTCATCCCGAAGGTACTAACCGCACAGGACATTGAGAGTTCACGCCAGGAGTATCGTGACATTCTGGATGATCCGTTCGTGGCTACCGCTGTGGATAACAGCATGTATAAGAATGACGATTCAGAACCCGAAGTACAGATACTATCCATCAAGCCGGCGGAAAAGAAACTCACGTTCTTTGCTAAGTTGGCGTTACTGTTTACAGAACAGTCATCCGAACTGACGAGAGATATTAGCGGCGGATTACGTGAAGTAGTTATTAATGCCGCGCTCAATCCAGAATACCAGAACTTCACAGAGCGTGTTATTGCTGGCAGGAAATCGGGTAAGCGTTGGTCGCAGTGGGTTGATGAATTACAGACTGACCCATCCAATAGCGAGGAATTGAATAACTTCATCACCACCGTCAAAGAGCAGAAAGAGATCGCATCATCTGGCATGGAAACAAAGTCAGACGAAGCCATGTATAGCGACATTGAGAAAGCCGCAAAGATAGGACTTGCTGGTTGGGGTACAATGATTTCGTTTGTATCAAGTCTGGTTGGGCGTGTCCTGTTCAGCAAGAAAATCGATAATCAGGCGTTACAATGGATGAGAACTTTCGCCGAAACGACGGGTGATACTAACGCCGTGCAAGCCGTGGAAGCATTGGAAGAACAGCATGAGGAGAACAGGGCGAAGTTCGCTGATATGAAGATAGCGAACGACGATGATTTCCAGAACTATATGGATAGTGTCAACAAGATGCTACAGCCGCAGGGAAACGAAACAGTCAGCATGACTGATATGGTTTCCGATGCGCAGAAGTACCAAACCGTTGCTTCGCTATTCAACAAGGCATCCGCGCTCGATATTACTACCCCAGATGGCTTAAGGCAGGCGGTTGAATTGACGGTGCAAGCCCAGATGGTAGAAGCCACCATTGGATTGAGAAACGTGTATGCCTCCTACACGAACATGACCGACTACGATAACTACATGAAGTTCCACTATGCTGTGGCGCAGTATCGTATTCAGAAGTTTGCACGGACAGGAGATATGCGCCTTACGGTAGAAGAAATAAACCAACTGAAGGATAGTTATTCAGACCCGACAACAGAACTCGTAGGCAGTGTGATAAATGACGTAGCCAATTTCGCCAACATGAAGGCGTCTGCCATATTCAGCGACGATCAGTTACGCTCGATAGCCAAAATGACGGGAGTTACTAATGTCATGGAGCGTCAGGTGGATGGTCTTATCAGGGCGTCGCTCATATCTACAGTCGCGAAGTACGTAGGTGAACCCGCTATTAAATTCGCACGTAAGATAGAATTTATAGATAATTTCCTTGGAAAGAGATTCTTGCGAAATATGATGTACGGCTCTGAAAACTCTATATTCGCATTGAGTTCGCGGGGTGTTGGAAAACGTATATTCAATGACACCACAGACCTGTTCAATGGGCTGTTCGGCGGAGCGACAAAGAGCGTGAAAGAAGTACCGCAGGCGTTGTTTGAGGAGTTCGATAAGTTGGCACGTGATATGGCTACCATGAAAGCCGCAGGTCTTACGCGCGGTCAAATCATATCCGCCATTCAGACAGGCAAGGCGTACTCGCCCCTCCTAAGCGGCACGAAGAAACTTGAACACATATATAGACTGCTTCTTATAGGCGACGTGTCTGCTACCTCTATGGGTTGGCTCGATGAGGTATCTGGTGCGTATAATAAAGCGGTTGAGGAAAGAGGCAAGGACTTTTACAGGGCTTACTTCAACTCTATTGACTTTGGTGACTTCACCAAGCGCACTCCCTATCCAAAGCTGAACAGATTGTTGGATGAGATAGTAGCACTCCCAGAGGAACAACAGATGGCGCAGCTCGGTCAGCGCATGACCGCACTTGCCAATAAGACCGCACAGGAAGCATTGACAGCAGACGAAATCAGCGGGCGTATTGCTGCCAAGTTCAGTGAAATATTCAAGGAGCAGCGTACTCATGCCGGCTATTCATTTGGTAGATACCAAGTAACGCTATATGACGATTCTTTGGTTGGCATGGTAGATAAGTGGCTATCCAAATCATCTGGCGGTGGGGCTAATGCGGCAAGGCAGATAATATCAGGATTCAAGAAGTTGGGCGGTGATATACATTCTGCATGGGTAAACAACATTCTGTCACGATCTCCGAAGTGGTATGGAGTTCAGCAACCCATAGAGCAGTACATGGCGTTTGCACTGTCAAATTCTGGGACTAATGATATTGCATCTTATCTCACAGACGATGTTATGCGTCATATTGATGACATGCCTACCGCAGGTCGGCGTGGATTCGCAAGTGCCATCGAAATAAGTTCCGACGTTGACGCAATAAAGTATGCTAAGGGTTTACGGAAATTCTTTGAGGACAATCCTAACGCATGGAAGCCAACGCCAGGGAGTTACACCCTATACTTCAATCGCTCTTTGCAAAAGTCTTACGCTGAAACTATTGAAAACATATGGAAGAAGCACGCCGGCGAGAAGAATGTAAAAGACATGCTTCTGAAAAATAAGTTCATGCGTGAGGTCGCGGAAAGCACAGACAACAGACTTTTCGGATCGGTACGGCTGCCCGATGGCACCTCTGTTCGCACGTTCAAGGGCAAGGTGCTGGATGTCGGCGATAGCATATCTCGCATATGGAAAGCAACCGCAGAAGCAGGCGCGGAGATGGGTAGTTCAAACGAACTCATCACCAGGGCAAAGATAGCACGCCGCAAATTCATTACCGATCTCGGACTGATGAGCGAAAATATGTTCAACTCACTATCCGCACAAACAAGGATAGACCTTATTAGTTCTGGTGTTCCGGAAACTCTTGCCGATGATTTCATAGACAACCTGCGCGTGATGTGGAACAGCGCAGATGGTAATGCCTACGATTTTATAGAAACCGCCACCATACACGCATCTGGAAATACTCCAGCCGTGTTCGCTACCATTCCAGATTCTATTCAGAACATGCCGATAGGCATGAATATGGCAGACACCGCCACATTCTATCGAGATGTCCGCAGTGGACTGAATACCTATCTGACTGGGCTGTTTGCGACTGGACAGGAAATCAATGAAGCGAATATAAAGACCTTCTTCTCTGAATACCTGCAAACTCTGAAAGATGAATCGCTGGAAAAGATAAATCCGCTCGGTTTCCATGGTTACAACATATTCGGCAACGTAATCACAAAGAAGCCCGTATCTAATACAACCAAAGAACTGCTGGATGCTATTGATAACCAAACGATAGAACAACTTGGCTATGTCAGCAGGTCTGGTGATGATATGGCGTTCTCATTTGAAGATAAGTTAAAGACAATACTCGCCGATAATGGTGTGGATATAACCGGAAAGACCGTTACGCAAGCATTACAGGAATTGCAGGAACAGGTGCGCCCCGATTGGTGGGTGCCGCCAGATATTAGGCAAGCCGCGGTTCTAAAAGCATTACAGGACACCAATGTTCCGCAATCCACCAAATACGCTGCGTTGAACTACGAACTCGCATCACTACAAAACAAATATGGTGACGACTTCACCAAAGAACTGATACGCAACCCAGAAGAATTGATGGTAGGCGAGAAAAATCTACGTGAGATAAACAAACAACTTCGGCTGGAGGCGGATAATAGCGAACTTAAGTTTGCCATCGACAGATACGATAAAGTAGTAGGCCCCATTTATGGAGTGCGGGATGGACTGCGAGATTTCGCCAGAACCCACCCAGAATCGGCCACTGAAGCGTTAGCCGCCGCCGAAGTCGTAGAAGCCATACTGACAGAAGATTATAGGATTCAGAAAAGGGCTATGTTAGTTCTTGAAGATATAGTTCCTGGGGATAAGGCCGCCAAGGCAGCAGCCAAAAAGACTGGTGGCGATGTTCTGGAAGAATATAAGAAAACTTACGATGAGCATGCGGCGTTCAAGTTCCGCGAAGCGGCCGGCATAAACGCATACAATAAACGGACTGAATATCTACGCAACGTGTTCCTCGCTGTGAAGAATGGACAGCCAATCCCAGTCCTCAACCACAGGACCGCACTTGAATTTTGGGGAATAAAACCTATATTAGATGGTAATTTTGATGTTATAGGTATAACGATTGCCGATCCGGTGAATCCTAACGGCGTTGCATATGTGTTCGGGAAAGATACCCACAAAGGCATATTCAATCAGATTACCAACACGACTTACCTTGGAAGATTGAATACCGCTGTACTTGAAGCAGGTATTGATACCCCGCACAAAGAACTTACCAGATTAAGGAACTCCAATGTACCCGTCAAGGCATCGAAGTTCAACATAGCACCAGAACTCATACCGCAGCACAGAGAAGCCATTATGAAGGCATACTTATCCCAACCTGCTTTCAATGAGAACAGTCTGTGGTTTTATATAAACCCATTCTTGTCTGACAGAAACCTCGCCGATGTAACGATTGACGAGATCGTGGTGAAGTTGAAGTTTGCAGCGTCAAGGAATGAAGGTGAATCTAAGCGCGTAATTGATGGACTTATTGAACACATAGAATCCGTGGACAGATATTTCTATAATAACTTCATAGACACGACTGGCGTAAATGCTGCTATGCCATTCTTCCCGACGCTCATGCCAGACGATATGCGTGCGTTTGCAGGTGTACGTTTGACCAATGTAAGCCAAATCGCCGGCATTGAATCCGTATTCGACACATGGGCGGATGAAGTCCTCGAACAGAACAAAGCAGGTCTGCTGAAACTGCGACCTATCACGACAGGCCCCCACGCAGGTGCGCTGAACAGTTCTCTACGCAGTATGGCAGATTCTGCGGTGAACATGGAAGAAGTGTTGTGGCATGGCGGTTCTCTGGATGGAATAACAATAGAGGGTGCTATTCCGTTCATGGAAAAGAACATGCGTGTTTCCAATGAAACTGTAATGGATCAGTTCGCCAAAGGAATCGTTCCTTTCTGGAACTACGCTACGCGCGGTACTACTATGTGGGCGCGGTTTATGATGGAACGCCCGCAGATTGTTAGACTGTATCAGCAATACTTACTGCTTGGTCGCAGGCAGGCGTTACAGGGCGGTCTTACCAACAGTGCAGGACAGCCGTTACCGTCGGTGCAAGGCACGATAGGCATACCTGGAACTGCAATACGATTCAATCCGATGGTTCTGTTATCACCAGCGTTTGCATACTTCTTTCCGAAGGATATGACAAGCAAATATGACGACGATCCATTAGCCGCACCAGACAGTCTGAAGGGAATGTCGGATTATCTAAGGGCGTTTGGTGTGCGACTTGGTCCCCTGCCAGACATCGCCATTTCAGCACTTTACAACAGGTCTGGTGAAGTTGACCAATATACCACGCAGAGTGCCATGGAGAAGTTTGGCTGGTACGGGCTTTCTGCGTCAGTACCTACCGACCTTGTTCCTCCTTTCGTGTGGAAGGCGGTAGAGGACGCACTTGGCTACGAACAGACGGGTTCATTCGATCCGCAGGTTGAGTGGTTTGATGCGTTGGTAGAGAAGAAGATATATGAAGATTTGCTGGTGAGTTTGCAGACCGAACTTGCAGGTGCTGATGAGAAAGAACGCATAAAGGCGGTGACTGTCGCTCGAACCATGATACAGATGCGTGAAGCCAATCCGCAATATGCCAAATACATTGACGAAATAAAGCGAAGCGATTATGCAAAGCGTGTGGCTGGCTACATGACTGGTATTTATCCTAAGTGGTTTACGACAGGTGCCATCGAAGTGTATGCCCTGCGCGACGAACTGAACGTGTTGCGTGAGTCCATAAACAATGAGGTGACAGCGACTATATTCTTCCCAGAAAAGCAACCATCAGAGTTGTACGACCTGTGGAATGATACGCGCTACGAAACGGCACTTGGTCTTATGTGGGACATACGCAATAACGTAAGTTGGGTGGAAACAGAGGACGGCGTTTCTCTTACGGGACAGCAACGCAGAGAGCAGATCAATAAGAACTTTGAATCTACGGTTTTACGCAATGAGTTCTATGCCGAGCAGGAATCTATCTACGCCATGCAAGATGAAATGATGCGGGACTTGCCTATCGGCACGAAATTTGACGATCCTGAACTTGTGGCGATAAGAAGCGAAACAGCACAAAGAATATTGAACCTGCAAGCCGACTATCCTACCGTCGCACCACATTGGAATATCTGGAGTATAAAGGATAAGCCGCAGGAGATGGTTGAGCAGATAGCCATAAGTAATGTCATGCGCCTTGTCGCATCATTCAGACCATCATGGAATCCAGACGGTGATATTTCATTCCCAGAATACGAAGTCATGCTGTCGCAGTGGGAAAAGAATATACCAAAGGAAGCCGCTAAGTTATTACCGCTTATCATGCAGCAACTTAGCAACAATCCTATTCAAACTAATGCTAACCAGGATGTCATAGGTGCTATTCAGCGAGCGGTGCAGTCTGCTTCCATTGATACCTACAACGAATGGAGTAAGGACAATAAATCACCTGCTGAAGCGTTGCTGGATGCGTACAACACAATGTACATGGACAACTACCTAGATATTTTGTATAACATGAAAAACGACGCACGCAAGACCGTTGCCATGAACGAGTGGGTCGCACAAAATCCACCGCCACAGGGTGAGGATATGATAGCTTGGGTGTTGGAGAATTACGGTGATCGCTTTACAGCAGACGAACTAAAGGAAGCGTTACTTACGTCTGAAGATAAGCCACGTGACGTACTTAGCACGGAGGATTTCTCTGCTCGGTACGATACTGTGCGCGACACATCAACCGACGAAGTTTACAGCATGTACGGATGGATTCCGCAGAACCGCAAGTCAGAGTTCTATAAGGAAATGAACCTGCTAAATTCGCAGAATGATTTTAGCACGTTCATGGACACGGGCGGTAACTATCCTATCGACCAGGAGCGGTTGGATAAGTTGAAGGGTGATATGCAGGCAGTTCTTACCAAGATGGGAATAACACAACCACAAGGTTCTGATTTGCAGGTACTTGCAGAAGCCGCCAACCAGAATGATGCGTTTATCCGCATGGCTACACTACACCTTGGCGAAGGATATGCTGATATTGTAGCCGAATATGGCGCACTCGAATCATCTAATAAGAGAGCGTGGCGCGCGCAGTACCCAGACCGATACGCTATCGCTATGGAGTATTACGACCTACGTGATACGTTTGCAAAGCAAAACCCGATATGGGCTTCTGTCTACACGAATCAATCTTCAAGCGGTTCCACTAAATATTATGGATATGGTGGACGCAGCTCTCGCAGAAGCGGAGGCAGGGCTGCTACCATGTCTTCAGACAGCAGGATAGTCCCTGTTGGTATGCGATCAACAGACGATGCGAACAGACTGCTCGAACCTGACAATCTCGGAAAAGGCGGTGTGGCTGGTATGCCGAAACTCCCAACAGAGTTCTGGGAAAAGACCACGCTCGACCTGCGTTCAGAGATATACAGGTTCGTGAACGGGGAATCGCCCCTAAGTCAGTCAGGCATAGCGTTCCTGCGCAGGATAATAGCACGCCATCCTGAATATCAGGCAGAAGTTATTGCCTTAATAGGAGAGGAGGACGCCGCATAATACTATTAATATTTATCATAAATTTGACAAATATCATATAATTTGATATAATTGTGAGTTGGAGGACTTTACAATGAAACCTGTTAACGGTGTGAATGCCAGACTGGTTGCGGAAGAATACCTTATTCCTGTTACAGGGGATGGTGACGAGGAAGAAGTTTCCGAAGCGACGCAGGATGGTGGTGGGGTTTCGCAAGAGACGCCCGCCGAAGCTACGATTGACGAGGTAGGGACAAGCAATACCACTATTGACTTTGCCGAAGCAATCAAAAAATACGAATCGGACATCAATAAAATCAAAAGCACTTTCCAGAAAAGGGAATCCGAACTACTCAAAGAAAAGACTGCGACAGAGCGTAAGCTCGAAGAAGTACTCAAATCCACCATGGATGAGGGTGATCGAAAACAGTATGAGCAAGATAAGCTACACGAAGAGCTGGAGAAACTGCGGGCGGAGCGGGATGAAATCCGAGCCGAGAGTGAGCAGACTAAACAGTTCATGGTGTGGCGAGATTATTTTGTCAATGCTGGAATCCCACCTTCAAAATTGAAGATAGATGAAGGAGTACCAGGTTTGTTCGGAAGCGGCATGGCGGCATTGCAAGAGCGAATAAAAGAACTCGAAGCAAATAAAACGCCAGCCCCGAAGAACAATGTGCAGAAGGCAGCGAAAGTACCGCCAGAGGTGGCACAGTCCACATCAGGCAAAATTCCTTCAATCGGCAACTTCCCTGACGCAGTGAAACACTTTGCTGGCGGCGACGAGGAAAAATTCTGGAGAATGGCAGAGACGGGTAATGCGAACGTTCTGAAAGTCCTAAATGAATTGAGTGAGAAATAACTATTCTTTAGGAGGAATTGATGGCTAACATCAATAAGACCAATTTAGCTGACACCCTTTTTACTATGTACGAAAAGAGACTGCTGCCCCGCGCACTGCCTCGTTTAGTGCATGGCAGATGGGGACGTGAAGCTACTTGGGACAAATACGGGGACTATTCTCTCCGTAGGTTTGAATCTATGAGCGCGGTAACATCGCCTCTCGGTGAGGGATCAACCCCCGCCGAAGCGAGCGCACCGACAGTGACCACAATCACGCTCGACCCTTGCCTTATACAGTAAAGAGGGGTCACTAAATCTCTTCTGATATACGGCGAACGCTGAGACGCCAACGCCTTGCAAGCAGGGAAACCGTGCAGCAACAGAGACTGAGCGAAGAGACTACGAAAGTAGATGCAACAGTCCGCACTTACAGGAA